TCAGCAGATGTACCGCCACCGTAGAATTTCAATGAAGCGAAACCAGCAGCGCCTTCTTCAGCAGAAGTTACACGTTGGATAGCTTGCAATGAGTTTACATATAGTGAGTAGTAGTTGTTATCAGCAACAATCATGTCAGCCTTGTCATTACCACGAACTAGCTTGATAGCCAATTGTGTCATGTAAGATTGAATGTTAGCAGCAGAAACAGCAGCACCACCATCAGTAACGCCAGAGAAAGCTTGGTTACGCCAGAAGTCCCAAGTAGCACGATTAATACCACCGTAAACGCCTGTTGAAGGGCTATCTGCAACAGCAGCAGCCAAACCAGTCAAGTTTTTACCACCATTGCCTGTACCGTTACCATAGATGTCTGTTTGGATACGGTTAAGCAATTGACCTTCAGCAACTTGTACACGACCTTCTAACAAGTCAATGATTGCTTCTTTAGAACTGTTTTGTAACATCTCTAAACCAGAGATTGTTACAGCACTAGCGTATTGAGCGATAGAGAATTGAGCTGCTGAAATTGGGCTGTTAGGCGCAATGTTCAGAGTTTCGTAACCGCTGTATGAGTTAGTGTTGTTAGTGTTGCTGTCGTTGTACATGATTTCTTCAAGAATCACGTTACCGCCAGAGAATGGACGTACGTTACCACGTTTGCGTAAACGATCAAGAACAGCGTTGTTTAGTGTTACGTTGTCAGCCAATTTGCCACTACGACTTTGAATGGTAGTTGCAATAATGTCTGACACGGTTGAATTGGCAAATGCCATAATGTCACTCCTTATTTATTGTCAGATTAAACCGCTAGAATGTTGCTCCATGGCTTGCATGATAGCTTCTCTAGCAGAGCTTGCGGACTTACCACCATTTGTCGCTGACGCTGTAGGCGTTGTTGATTTAGGTGAAAGTACCTTTGCTTTGGCCGCTGCTACCTTTTCTCGTTGAGCCGCTTCAGATTTCTGTGCATGTTCTGCATTTACTCTTTGAAATACGTCATCGTTTAATCGGATAGCTTTGTCATAAGCTGATTGAAGATCGTCTGCCATACCGCTTTGGAGTAATCCAGCCATGGTTTCACGAACTTCGTCAAAATAAGGTTTGTCATTAGAAAATGACTCAATCTCATTTTGCAATTGGACTTGCTCTTGCTGCTCTTGAGCAGACTGAAAGCTTGACCATTGATTCTTTATTTGATTTAACTCTTGTGCTAATTGTGAAAATTGAGGGTCGTAACCAGTTTGACCTGTCAATCCGTTTAAATTAACACCATAATCGTTAGCTAATTGAGCAAACATTTGAAGCTTTTGCTCGGGTGAGCCTTTTACCAATTGAGCATGAGCATTACCTAACTGTGTTACCCATTGTTGAGGTGCTACACCATATTCTCTTAATAAAGGTTCAAAAGGTTTGATAGCTTCAACAATTGGAGCTGCCATATCCCATTGGTTTTTGTAAGTTGACACGCCTTTAGCATAATCAGCTTCTCTTTGTTGGATATAATCCTGCAAAGTTGGGTCTAATTTGCCCCAATGCTCCTCATAATCCTTTTTCCATGAACTAGGACGAGGTTTTGTTTCAACTTTTACTTCTTCTTGCTCGTAATTATCAACAGATTCTTCAGAAGGCTCTTTTTGAGCTGTTTCTGACGTTTTTGCAAACTTCCCTGACTCATCCCTTACTCGCTCTGTTTTAGGGCTTTCTGTGGCTTCCTGTGAGGTCGTTTCTTCTGTTACTGCTGGTTCTGTTGATTCAATAGCATTTTCGATTGTATCTCGAAGGCTAATTGGTTCATCCAGAGTAGTCTGGTTCTCCATTTTGCTTTCCTTATGTTAAATTATAGTGTTACCCAGTTGCCGTTACCTAAAGAAACGTATTGCTTTGTCACTAAAGTTGCTTGTGTTGCAGCTGCGTCAGCAGTACCGCCATCAATTGACTTACCTGATGCTGGCCATACTTTGATTGTGTTAGCTGAACCATTAACGATAGTTACTGTATCGCCAGGTGCTGCATTAGCTGATAAAGTTGGACCATAGTTAGAAGTTGATGATGTGTATTGAACAATATCATTTACTGCTGTTTGTGCGCCTTGTGTTGCGCCAGATGCTGTTTGTGCTAGAGATACACGACCTACGATAGATTGTGCAGCGCCACCAGCAATACCAGAACCTGTTAAGTTTGCTACTTTTGCCATTTGTTGCTCCTTGTTAAATTATTTCCACTGACCTCTGTGGCGTTCCATTACTTCGTAAATCAATCGCTCTTTCAAGCTATTATCCTTCGGACGTTCAGGATTCTTTATGGGCATATCAGCCGCTTCTATGCAGTTGTTACGCTTTAAATGCTCTCTATGGGCTTTCTTGCCTTCAATCATGCGACCATCAATCATTGATTGGTATGGTTTTACATCATCTCTTACATAAGGCACAGAGATAGAACCTTGTCTTTGCATAAAAGCTAATTTAGCTTCCCATTCTTTCTCGCCTTTTTCGCCCTCATATCCCCAATGTTCTAGGAACCGAGCTTTCATTTCTTCTAAATCTGTTTCTTTACGTTCTTCTTCAACCAATCTGATTGTTTTATCAATCTTGTCAAAGTTACTGTCGTAAGTCTTACCTTTTGTACGAGTCTGTATAGAATCGCCTGTAATATCATTAATTGCTGCCATGGTTACATGAGCATTAGTAGTAATGCTTCATCCTCCTGTTCATTTTGTATTTCTTGAATTTGCTGCATGATGCGTTGAACCAACTCTACGTTTTGAGCTAGTTTTCCGTAGTCAATAGAATTAACTGATAAACCTTGTGACGGTTTGACGTACTCTGCTACTTCCTCTTTTAAATCTTCAGCTACAGGATCAGCAAATACACTAGCAAGATACTCTTTCATCTCTGCTCGTGCAGAAAGTTTTATATGTTCTTTCTTTTTCTTGCCTATACCACCTTTTGAACCCCAAACATTAGGATTTGGTGGAATAATTGCACGTTTGAGGGAGTTAAATGCTGTTGTAGCAAAAGCGCTAAATCCAAACATTTATTACTCCTCTGCTGGTTCTGGTGTATTTCCCTCGGCAAGCCATGCTAGATATGCTTGGTAGTCTGTGTTAGCTTCATCAAATGGGATGCAAGCATTATCTTCTAATCTAATCACACTTAATGAATTTCCATCAAATGAACTTCCTAGTTTATATTTAATCATTTATAGCTCCGCAGAAGCATCAACATAAGCAGACGAATTATTATTTGCTATAAATAATGCAGACTGCCCCAAAGATGCTCCAGATGAAGAATTTATTAAATTTAAATAAGCACCATCATAACCAGAAAATTGACCGCTAATAGAAGATACAGAATAAACTGTTCCTTGACCAACTTGTATTCCAGTATTGCTAGCCGTTACAGTAGCTCCAGCTCTCATGGTAACTGGATATTTAACAAAAGCATTTGTTGATGTTGCAGAGTTAATTGAGCAGCTACCAAAACAAGTATAATTGCTTGATGCGCTTAATTTTGCATAATACCGCTGACACAAAGCCAACTCTGTACCATAAGGTCTATAGTCAAATGATGTAGCTGTAGATCCTTTTTCTAGCTGAACACCTGTGATGTAGAAGGTAGCACCGTTTGTGCCGACTACAGATGTTGCGCCTGTAGCTGAAGCGTAAATTCCTGCCTGCCATGAACCAGCAGTCGAGCTATATGTACTTCCCATGCCCAAACTAAATCTAACAGTTAATCCTTTACCATTGTCTGTCAGCCATGTACCTGTTGTATCACCTGCAATTGTTATTGTTTTTTGTTCCCAAGTATTTGCTGCTGAAATAGTATAACTATATGGATAACTTCTATTTTCAGCACTATTATTTAATGACCCACCAAAAGTTCCAGTAAGACTTGAACGTACCCAAAATGATAATGTTACTGTTTGAGCATTTGCAGTTCCAAAATTTAAATCAGAACAATTAAAGCCTTCTATATATTGGATTAACTGATAATAGTCACCAGAACCTACTGTAGTTGCAGCTAATGAAGTAACTCCAAGATAATTGGTATACCCTGCTGGCGGAGTAACTGCCCCTGCATTTCTTTGAACTGAATATTTTGATGCTGCACTATTATTAGCGTTCCATCTATCAAGTGTATATTGTCCTGAAATTGCGGTTGGAGTCACACTAGCCCCAGCATTACGCTGGTCAATCTGCATCGCACCGTTAATAATACGATTCTTGAAGGCTGTTACAGGTACTAGGTATTCAGACGTATCTGCGCCATTATAGGTAGGTGTGGTTATGCCTAGTGAGCCATCTAATGTAATGCTCATTATTTATCACCTATAGTTGGTTCTGGTCTGCTTGCAATAATTGCATCAGCTTCTTCTTGAGTTATTGGTGTTTTATCGCCAATTAAATGGTCTTGTGAACCATCTTCTTCATAAGCAAAAATTTGATTACCTTCTGTTTTATATAGTTTCATTATCTTAATTCCGTCCAAACAACTTTAGTCATTGCGCCAATATTAGTAACTGTAACGTAAGTTGCGCCATTGGGAACTACTAATGAAAAACCACCAGAACTTCCAGCAGTATTTACAGCGCCAGCATAAACAGTTACGCCATTAATTACTAAACCTTGAACTGATGTTCCACTACTATTTGTATAAACTAAAGAAACTATAATTGGTTTACCTGTTGAATTTGTATAAGTTGTACCAATTGCTCTAGAAGCATTAACATCAGTCCATGCTTGATTTACACCTACACCTGCATTTAATGAATTTGCTGTATCTGTTGAAGCCGTTGTCAATACAGTCCCACTCGTAGCTGGCAATGTTAATGTGGTTGTACCTGCTACTGCTGGAGCTGCTAACGTGATAGAGCCAGAGGTGTCCCCAGCGATTACGACTGAACTCATACTTGCGCTCCTTCTAATACTTCTATTCTTGCTTTAAGGTCTGTGATGATAGCTTGTTGTTCTTTTATGGAATTAAGCATTAACCAAGTTATTTCGGTAGCATCAAACTTTTTAATATCTGTGTTATCTTCATCATCAGAATTAAGTTTTGCTTTATATGTATCAACAGTATTAGGCAATATTTGCATAACTTCATCAGCAATAACGCCAAGACCTTTCATGCCTTTGGTAGTATTACCTTTTCCGTTATATACCCATTCTTTGACATTAATTTGCAATAATTCATTAAGGCCTTTAGAGTAGTCTGTAATATTGTCTTTTAAACGAAAATCAGATGGGTTTGACCAAGTAGTTCCTGTTGCTTTTTGTGCTGTAGATCCTGCCAATATTAAAGATCCACTAGAATCAATACGCATACGTTCTGTTAAAGTGCAAGCAGCTCCAGAAGAACCAGATGGAGCAGTAGAAAATGCCCATTCACCAACGCCATTTAAATTAAAACCAAATTCTCCAGCAAAACCAGTACCAATATAAGAAGCTGCGTAAGCAGAGCCCCTTAATACGTTTGATGAAAAAACATTAGTATTTGAGGTGTTACTCCATAACGTAGCTGTATTTACTTGAACTGCTTTTATTGGGCTATTCCAAGCGGATGGAGCTATACCAACGCCTACATTTTGACTAGCATCAATTGTTACAGCAGTTGTACCATCATTACTTGCAAGTTGTAAGATGCCAGAAGTATCACCAGTTACAGCAATACCACCGCCACCACTTGTCTTTGTTGAAATAATACTTGCCATTATAGGACCATCCATTTTGAGCCTGACGGTACAGTAACTGTAGCGCCACTAGCCACTGTAATTGGGCCAGTTGACATAGCACTTGAACCGCTAGGAATACTGTAAGAAGCTGCAATAGTTTGACTATTTACAA